AAAGTTAAAATTTTCCTTTATTATCTCTGCTTTTCGCCACTCATACATAAATCCACCATTAAATTTCTTCCCATACTCACCATAAAACCATCTTGCATAAGGGATAAATTCTGAAGGCAAAAATTTAGATAAATCATGTGTAATCCCGTGCCATAATAATCCGTCTTTCCAGCATTCAATTAACACATACCATTTATGCTTCAATACATAAAATAGATATTTAATCATGTACACTACCTTTATCTTCCTCCTCATCCCTCAGCATTCTCTGTATAAGTAGCACAGCGAATATAGTGAATATCACACCACAGGCAAAAGCCATACTGCATAATAGTGTTATCAAGTCACTCTGTATTACTTCACCTGTCAGCATGTTAATTTCCCAATGTGAATGACCCACCGCCAGAGCCTAATGTTGTGGTGTTGGCATTGCCACCCATTGTTGCACCTGTTACATCAGGAACTCCGCCGAGAGAATATCCATTACTATTAGTCTCTCCACTCCAATTGGTCACATACAAATATATAGTGTCAATTGTGCTTAACCCAGATAGGTTGACCTCAAATTTACATCCTGTATCACTCCAGGACTTAAACCCGTAATCAGCGGAATCTGACCCGCCTACTTTCTGCCGTACAAAATCACTATCCCCATTCCATCTGTCAGATACACCAGAACCCCAGACGGATTGGTTGGAAAGATATACACAAGCAGGGGCATTAGGCTCCGTCGTAGAAATTACAATATCGTCATAATCGAAGGTTACGTTTTCGTTGTTGTCTGCTGTAAGAAAATATTGCTGTGTTCCTGAAAAATTGCCCCCTATCTTTACATAATCTGTAGCTAAATCATCAGTTCCTTCACCACAGCTTACGCCCGTTTTTTGATACAAAAGGACAAGCCCACTTCCTTTGTCAAGATAATATCGTATTTCCCCATCTGAGTTCCCCTGTGAATTTACGTCAATCATATATTCAACTCGCATCCAATAACTTATGCTTGACGGCATGTGATAATCGCTACATGAAGCTCCTGCTTGAACAGAATCATCATAATTAGGATAGTCATTATCATGATTTCGGTCTGCCCTCCATTCCATATCAATATTTGTTCCACATGCACTACCTTGTGACCAAACGTTTAGCTTCCAATATATATCTGCTATAGAACTACTATATGTTTTGTCATATGTGCGTGCTAATTTCTGGGAAAAATTGGTATAACCGTCGAGCACATCTTCTATTGGGAAAGATACATTGCTGTCATACCCAGAAGGATTATAGCGAAGCATGAAACTGACCCAAACTTGTCCTGTTTGTCCTGTTATAGTTGTATCTGCTCCTGCATTATCTCCACTTGACACAACTTCTCCAGGTTCAGGAGAGCCGACAGCTCTTCTGTAACCATATCCAGTAGAGTAACAACTGGCATTTCGTTTTATGGCAATGCACCAACCTAATTGTTCCAATTGGTGAAAATCCCCTCCAGCAGTGCAATTATCTGTGTCTGCACTCCCAATGCTCGTATCGAAATAACCATCACCACCAAATGCCTGATTATCTGTTGTGAATGTAGCTTCAGATGCTAAATTATCAAAATATTCATATGCCAATCCTGTTTGCCTTGTCCCAAGATTAGAAGCAGATGATATAGTAATTATATTATTGTTTGTCAATGTCCCTGAATGTGATGCTGATGAAAAGTCAGGAGCAGCAGCATGTGCTATGATCGGAATTATCCAGCATATAACTCCGATAATTATTATTCTAACTTTGGTCATATGTACTCCATGTCTCAACATCGTCAATATAAACAGGCCCACTTGAATAATTACCATATGGGCCGACATATAATCTATCAGCATATAAGGCAAAAGCTGTAACTGCATCTGCATCTGAATCGTCATCCCAAGCATCAGAACCAAGCTTGACTGATAATTTGTTGTTTATTACAGACCATTTAACTTGTATCTGCATCCATGTCTGTAAAGTAATAGAATTTGTAGATGTAACTGACACTGAAGTCCCATTTCCCTTATGTACTACATATATCTTCTCTGCCCAATTTATTTGTATGTCAATAAAGTTGTTTGCCATTGCTCCGTTTTGAAATGCTTTCCATAACCGTGTATTTCCACTATCCGCTGCATTGAGATAGACCCACAAACTTACATACCCTTCTTGGTCATTTATTACAGTATCATCATCAGGAATTACATACTCCACATATTCATCAACCGCACTTGCCCCAACAGAATATGTCCCGCCATGTGCTTGAGTACTTGACATATCTGAGATTGTATTGTACGTTCCTACAATCGTCCCTGTGTCATTTACTTTGTCTGCTGTCGCCCGTGCTGTAGCGTCTGCCCCTTCACAATCAAGGTGGAAATCACGGGTTACGCCACTACCACCGCTACTTGTAATCCTGTTTCTCATTATCATATGCCCACCCCATGCAGGCAGAGCAAGAACAAATATCAGCATTACAACCATAGTAATTTTCTTAATCATGTTAATCCTCCTCTGCGTGCCATACCATCTGAAACGTACATATCACATTGGCATCGGTTGGGTCAGCGTCATATTTGATATACATGAACTTGCCTGCAGGAATTGCACTACCACTGTTGATATTGGCGTCTGTATCTTCACTTGCTACACCACTGGTTGTATCAAGTGCATCTATCACTACTTCGTTGGCAAGTCCTATTTGTGCATCTGCATAGCATAGGTTTGCGTTCAGCTCTGTAGTCGGATCTACATTATAGCTGATATGCCAGTAGTCAATGATAATGCCATTGGGGTAAACTTTAGACAACACCGTAAATAATGGAGTTGTTCTATTCGTGCTTTCCTGGTCATAATCAGCCGCTGGGTCAAATGTAATTGACGCTTGGTCTAATACACTGCATGTAACTTCACCAGCTACTTCTCCACCTGTTCCCATGTGATAAGACACCCTATCCTCGTCACCTCTAACAGCCCATGCTCCAAGTGTGGTTAATGTTGCATGCACTTTCAGCAGCAGAATATATAGGAATTGTGGTGTTGGCATCAGGTGGTGTAATCGTTCTTGTATTCCCCGCTGTAATCCCTGAACACTTTGTACTATCCCCATCATCATGGATTGTTACAGTATCAGAAAAACTGGTGACAGGGAGTGCATTGTGGTAGATGGTACAGTCCCAGTTTGTACCGTCAAATGTCATGTTAAGGTATTCGCCACTGTTGAACGTTACATCGACTCCGTGATTGCCCTTGAGTGTTGTACCTGAGAAATCCACAGTGGTATTCCCATTTGTGAACTTGATGAATTTATGGTCTCCTGCTGTACCTCCAGGGAATGATGTAATTGTGGTCGGATTTGAGTTACTGCATAGCCATCTGTCAGAAGCTGATACATTAGGTGATGTAGAATCATCTGTCAGTGTGGAGAATGCAGTTGAGTGTCTGGCAGCAGTTGGTACTACCCCTGGCTTATCGTAGTCTGTACCTGCTGTAGCAGCAGAGTAATTTCCACTACCATCACTGACCACTATCCCATTTATTGCATCTATCTCACTGGTATCCCCAGGCATCGTTGTTCCCTTCGGCCATGTTCTGCTTCCGGCATAAGTGTACGATACTCCTGAGAGTACTAGTACAAACACACAGAGCAAAGCCATATACCAGGAATAGTGTGTGGAACTTCTGTGTTGTTTACTGTTCTCTCTGTTGTTCTCTCTGTTGTTCTCTCTTCTCATTCTATCCTCCTTCCTAAAAGCGTGGGACTGACCTTGTCTGTCCAAATATTCTTGTCTCTCCTGATGTTATAAGTGCTTTTTCTCTCGCATACTTTGCCTGAATTGATACCAATAAATCATCATCTCCGCTGTCCTCAAGTACAAGCTGTGCCGCTCCTAATGCAATGAGCTTTGACCATTTCTCATTCGTTGGAGTGGAAGTATCAGTAGAGAGAGCATCAGGACGCTCAAGCACGTGCATCTCAACTGTATAGGTATCGTCAGGGGGTGGACGCAGAATCAACTGGTTACCATAACGAAGCGCATGCGTAGGCTCTCCCGCTGTATGTGTTGTATCCTCCGGCCATTCAGCATAGAATCGTTTGACGTCCAGCCAGTAGTATATGGGAACGCCGTCAACAGTGATGTAATTCGTCACACTCTCCTCTGCTTCAGGAATAGTATAAGAACCGGAGTCACCGTCAGATGTGATAAAAGAATAAGTAGTGTAAAGGTCGTTGAGAATAAGGTCTGTCGGCATGACATAGACATAATATTCATTGATGTATGCGTCAAGCTCACTGTCTGAGTAGCTAGGACCTTTGCTTAAACGTATTAGTTTTCTTACTCTTTCCCTTATCTGTTTTAACGTCATGGTCGCCTCATGGTTGTGTTGTCGTAGTGATGTTCAATTCTACTCTTACTAATCTCATCTCTATCTATCCTTACCCTCTCTCTACTCTCTCTCTGCTCTCCCTACTGTTTTCTCACCCTATCCCTCATTCTCTGCATATCCGGTTTCGGGAACAATCCCATTGCCATATCTGTGTAATACTTCACCCAGGATTGCAATGCTATGGCCTCCTCATTTCTTCCCTGCTCAAGCATAATGTCAAGAGATGCTCCGTACGCTACAAGACTGAACCACTGAGAGTCGACAAGGGTATCATTACTCCCTGACAATGCTGTGGGATATTTTACACAAGCTGACCTGAACGTATAGACAGCATCAGGCACAGGTTGAAGAATAACTGTACGACCGAAGTAAAGAGCATCTGCCGGCTTGTCATTCGATGCACCTGAATCCTGTGGGTATTTAGCGTAGAACAGGTCTTGGTCAACATATAACCCTATTGATGTGTTGTCTATAGTCGCAGGAGACTTGATAATGCGAACATCAGCATCAAGGTCGTAAGAAGAAGTAGAAACTACAGTGCTGAACGTAAACCAGTCTTTCAGTGCAGCAGCTATAACTTCATTGGGTAACTGGTTCTGATAGTAGTTGTTAATATACACAGTGATATCGCTATCAGAAAACTTTGTCGTACTTGGTATCCCTGTAATCCTACGCACTTTTGCAATTAATGCTGTCAAGTCCCATGCCATGTTATGCCTCTGCTGCCTTCGACTGTCCTTCTTCCTGTTGTGCTCCCTCTGTGGCTAATTGCGTTGTAATCCTTGACATAGTCTCATCATTAGGAATACAGGAAAATCTATGTCTCACACCCCTTGATATTCCTTTGAGTTGTTTATGTCCCAATCCGTCATCTACCAATTCATACTTGTCGTCAGGTACACACAGGCTGTTAAGATACGTCATTATCGCTACAGGCATATCATATTCTTTGCCGTGTTCAAACTTGAAGTGCAACCCTTCCTTTGTAAACTCCAAAGTCATCCCAGGATCTTCGATGTTATTAAACTGTGCTCTGATTTTAGGACCGTTAAGAATTTTTTCCCTTATCGGATTGCTCTGTTGTTTTTTCTTCTTAGTTGCCATACTGTCTCCATTGTTGTGAAGAGGGGAGAGAGCAGAAGTTGTACTGACGTTCTTTCTCTCCCTTCCCCTCTCAGTTAATGTTTAACCTTAATGTCTGAGCTTTTAGGTGTCAGTCAGGTCAAACCAGTCGCTCGCACCTACATCGGCAGCATCGCCTAGGTTTACATCACGGTCTGATTTAATAGCCAAAAAGTAAAGGACGTCGCTGTCATCCATGAAATCAGCAGCTATGGTAATACCTTTACACCCTCTGTGCTGAACGGGGTTAGAAGTATCAACTGTAGTGGTATCTTTCTCAGAGATATATCCACCTGAACTTTTCCATACAGGAGTAGCGACATCGCCACCGCCATCATTTTCATGATAGTAGTGCCAAAGTTCTACACTATCCCCTGCACGCTGAAACCACTCAATCTTAATAACTTCTGTATCAGCAGCATTGGCATTTATAACCATGAAGTAAGTGGGAATGGAGCCGAAATCAATGCTGACAGCAGAACCGTCTGCTGTAAGTTTACCTGTAATTTCCATTATATTTCCACCCCCTTAGCTGTGTGTAACGAGCAAAATGTTCATAAAATTGTCATTCAGTATTCTTGCGGTAAACATTGTTTTCCATCCTACAGTACCTCTCTGGTTTATCGGGTCAGAAGTCCCGCCTGAACCAAAGCCCTTCACGATGGATTTCAATGTTGAACCTGTAAGCCGTACAACACCATAGGCGTTTTTACCGAAAACAGGGAGGTAATAGGTACTTGACGATACATACCCTTCTGTGGTATGACACCAGCGTACATTCCCAGTGCTGCCCCATTCCATTTCTTCCACGCCCTGATGTCCAGCGTACTGTGATACTTCCTTGAATCCTGTAACCTCTTCAAGGTCATCAATTAAGTCTGCATCTATAGTTCCCCAATATGCACGCCTTACCGGTGCAGTACCTACACCTGTTCCAGCCTTTATCATTGGGGTCATCATACGGGCATTGTTACCCAACAGAGTCATTACCACTGTGTCTATGTCTTCCTTGGTTATCTCAGTCGGACTACTTCCGTTGCTTCCGTGTGATGCACTAGTGGTGGAAGCACAGGCGGCAAGGATATCACGGACTACTTCGTCTATTGTCTGACCGAACTGTTCCATTTCGTTATGATATAAAGTTTCCAATATATCCTCTATATTGCTATAGAGTTCGGACTATATCTTCGGAGCTTATAATTCTGATACAAGTTGCTCCGCCCAGTTTTCCAAAGGACTTTCTGTGCACATTTGTTAGAACAATACTTCCTGTTCTTTCCTATTCCGTCGTAGAACTTTTTCCCGCAATAAGAACACGTATATAAAGCTGTTCCTTTGCATACTCTGTCAAAGTCTATTTTATACAACATGTTTTTGGGAGTATAAGGTTTGACTATATCAACCAGTTTGTCTGTATCTTTCACCAACAATCTTAGCCGATAACTGTTTCTGCTCTTATTTGGCCTGAAATGAAGCCCAAATCTCTTTACAAGCCAATAATTCATCAACTCCTGTTCTGCTTTATTAAAACATTCTGTACATAAATAAGCAGTCTGTCTTGTTTTTTCTCCATAACTGTATCCGTCATCCAAATACCAATAAGCAAGCCCTTCTTCGCTTAAAAGTTTCATTAAATGACTGTCAACGGTTTTTCTGCCGTGGTAATAGAATCTGTCCCTCAATTCTGTGTAGATAGGATGAGACTTGGTCTCACACACCCATTGGGGAAAATCCTTACCATCTATATGGGAAAATGTTGGAAAAATGTTTACAGAAGTTAATGTTTTCAAAACGTCTACCTTGAGGTCAAAATAGTCTTTTTGCTTCACGGAATGTTCTATCTTGAGGTGAGAGTTTTTTCTGTTCTTTGACAAATATCCATCACCCAAAACCATTCCAATAATCTTTCCTTTGTACTCTTTTCTATTAATGTGCATAAGCCCTTTTAGTCTCTACGCCTGCCTGCTGGCTCGGCTCGGTATTGCCCCAATAAGGGTTTTCACCGAATTTAATGGGTTTATCCAGGGCAAACATATCTCTACCCTGCAACTCGTGAATTTCCGTAAGCACTGCATCTTCGACCGTGAGGTCAACTATGTCGGTGTAGTGGACAAAATCCATTCTGTTACTTTATGACTGCTATTGCAGCGGGAGAGCTCTTCATCTCTCCTCTTGCAGTTTCCTGTAAGTTCAGACTATATCTTAGACAGAACATCCTGCCTCCCTACGTATAGTCGTTGAGGTTCCCTTTGTTCGTGCATATTTGGTCTTGTATTCCTGCATGATAGCTATATCTTCTTTCTTGTACTTGCTGTGTTTAGGTAAATTTAATCTCCGGTTGATGAAACGTAATAACAATTCTGCTTGTCCTCGTTTACCTATAAGATATGGCAACAAACGAGATATCAACACTTTTGCATGAGAAAACTTCTTTACTTCAATGTCATACCTCGTTTTCCACTTGTCATGTACTTTTTCTCGGATAACATGCGGAACTTCAATCCCATCCAAAAGCCAGTCTACACGGTTTATAATAGCTGAATCCGTATTTACTATACCGATTGACAGGTTTACACCAGACCACCCGTCACGGTTAGTATGTTTATGTTTCAACGAAAACCAGCCTTCCCCGTCATAGATACCGGCTAACCATGCAACGTCATATTCGGTTACCTGCTGATTGCCCATTGTATTCATCTCTTGTAGTTTCACCTAGATAGTCACAAGAGCTTTAGGGGTTTCCAGCATATAGTTGGGTTTTACTACGGCAATTATTTGTTTACCGTATTGGCTCACCTTACAAGTCAAGTCAGTCTTAGCTAACAACTGTCCCGGAGGAGTTACACCCTCAGAGAGAGGAGTTGTAGCCTTAGACAGAGCAGAATACCGTCTAAACTTGACTGTATTGCCGGATTTCTTGTCCAGTGTTTTCTCCTGTGCCCACTTGAGATGTACCAGGTATGGTAATGCCCTGGTCAATAAAATTCTGTCATAATATGTTGCTACGCCGGGGTCTACATCCGTCGTAGTTGTTAAATTTTGTGCCATCGCTTATGTCTCCTTATCCACGATTTTTTACTTTTTGAATATACGCTTCAAATTCATCGTCGGACAAGTCTTTGAAGTAGTCTACTCTGCCGAGTGCCCCACCGCCTCCTGCTGCTGTTGAAACACCAGACTTTGATGCATTGTTTACAATACGTTTAGCTGTATCCGAAGGAGGAGTTGAAGAAGGTGGCCTATTCTGTTGTGTTCCTCTGCTCCGTGCGACTTCAAGAGCAAGCCTTAATCTTACTCCAGGGTCACCTATAGATTCGAGGTCACGCCCCAACTGCGGATTTTCCTTGACTATCCTGGCAAGGTCTTTTTCAATCACTTCCCTATAGTCAGGGTTTTGTTGTGCAACCGACAAGTGAGACAGAGCAGCATTCATCTGAGACAGACGGCTTTCTATTGTCTGCTCAAATGATTCCCTGTAGTTGTTCAGGATACCCCGCACAGTGTCTACATCAAGCAATGCATCTCCTTCCATACCGTCAAACGGGTCAGGTGGAGTCTGGCTCTGCTGCTGTTGCGGAGTGCCGGTCTGTCTTTGTAACGTATCTATCTGATTACGTTGCAACATCATCAGCTCTTTTTGTGCATCATAGTCATCTTTAATGCGTTTCAGCTCTTCCTGTACTGCCTGAAAAGCAGCCATATCAACCTGGTCAGATTGAGCAGGAGAGAGGGTTGTGTCGTCAGAGTTAGTTGTACTGTCAACATTGTTGCCCGATAATGATGTATCGAGGTCTCCGGCGGCAAGACCTGTATCGCTTCCGCCCGTTGGAGTATCTATGTCGTTGTCTGGCATTATGTATTCTCCGTATGTTGTAAGCCCGACAGACTGTTACAGTCTGTGCTGAAGGAGCGGCTGCCTCCCTGGTAGTGCTATGTTGTTGTGGTTAATGTTGTTGTGGTTAATGTTGTGTGTTGTGGTTGTAATTATTGTTGTGTTGTGTACTATTGTTGTTGTCATTGTAATTGTATGTTGTCATTGTCATTACGTACCTACTCATTCCTTCTCTACTCCAACTCTACTATACAATGCTCTATCGTAATCGTATCCAAAGCATTTGCTGATACTATTCGTAATTTCACTGTCTGAGCAGAGGCGAAATCAGTAGTATCAGTTGCATGGTCTGCATCACCAGGCATGTCGGCATTCCAGCCTGCTCCACGTACAAAACCATATATGTCCTGTGTTGCGGAATTTGTGCCGTTTGCTACGATATACTCACCTACGAAGTCCCCTTCAAAGCTGTTCGTAATGTCGAGAGTTGAAACGTTGGTGTCCCCTACATACATCATTACCTTACACTGATTTGATGTCCCTGACACTGTTCCTGCGAACTTGAAATGCAACGCCATGTTTGAGTGGAACACTTCATTTGTCGGTACGGATATGGAAGTGCAGTCAAGGGTTGCGTTAGTAACGCTGTACTGGGCTTCATCATGTTCTATTACCATTACAAGAGTACCGTTGAAGTCGTGGGGGAGTGCTACGGTTTTGCTTGACTGAGGGTCTCCCACTGAGAGAGTAGTAGAGAATGTATCATCAGTTGTGCCCTGAAGGACAAACGGTGCTGTACCCAATAGTTCCTGGTTGGCGATATCAGCATCAAGAAGTACAACCCCTGAAGCATTTGGCACTGTGACAGTCCTGTCTGCCGTAGGGTCAGTAAATGTAAGCGTGGTCTCATAAGTATTCGCCGTAGCCCCTTCAAATATCAGGTTTACGTCATCCGTACCTGCATTATCCCACACCCTGAGATATCCTGATGTATTTGGTACGTATATAGTGTTGTCTGCTGTAGGGTCAACTATGGACAAAGTGGTTTCGTAAGCGTCTTTCGTAGCTCCCTCGAACACTATCGGAGTAGCTGTGTTCAACGTCAGGGCTTTCTTGAAGTCTACCGTAGCCCAAAAGTTCACCTTGTTCCTGAACCACCACCTGTCCGTCTGTTCCTGTGTAGCAAAAGCAATACTGCATAGGACAAACGTCATGATGAGCAGAGCACTGATTGCTACAAATCTTTTATGTTGTTTCATGATTTTCTTTATTGCCTCCTTCGTGTTGAAATGTATTGCATGTTGTATGTTCCGTTAAGGGTTTCTGTTGTGCGGTATTCTTTCCATTGCCACCTCCTTGTCCTGTGATTTTTAATATCCAAAGTAAAAGTTTTAGTCGTATACGTGTCCATAGAGTCATTGGGGTATTGAATCATATACTGTTGAGTCATGTACTGTTATGTACTGTTGAGTCATGTACTGTTATGTACTGTCCTTCTTCTTCGTATGAATCTCACCCTGAAACAACTTTTTCCCTAAAATACATACCTTTCTGTACTGTCCTTTCTTTATACCGAACCGTTTGTTTGGTCCTGCTATGGTACGAACTCGCCCCCCTGCTTCTATTCACCTGTTAAACGATGCAGGCATTGTTGAGTCCTCCTAGTGTGTTCTTTCCTATCTCTCTCAGTGTTCCTGAAATATACTTAGTGGTATCCCTGAGTATTTCACAGAATCATACAAGTCTTGAATGTTGTTGTCTCTGCTGTCTATAAGTTCATCTGGTGCAAGCTGTTCCGGCAACCACTGTCCTATTTTGTGGTATGTACCTCTGTTACGGTCTACTTTGTACAGCACTGTACCCTGTTGTAATGGTCGTGGTGGTCGTGCAATGATAACTACCCGTTCGTGTAGGATATTGGAATGCTCAGCAGGATTCAGCGGGATATGGAACAGAACGTAATACACAGGAAGTCCTTTATACGTGGATATGATATGTGCAAGAGTGTCAAGATGTTCTTTTGCCATCTCCACTGCTGCGTCTTGTATTGTGTTGTGATGTACTGGGTCTGTGATGATTTCAGTCATTGTGAGTGCTTAGTCCTTTCTGTGTTGTGTAAAGCAGTGTTGTCCATTGTGTTTATTCTATTCATCTTACTCTCCCTTACCTCACTGTCATCGCTGGAATCTGTAACGGTATTCCTCTTGCTTGTCCCGCTTGTGTAGGTTGTCCCACAGGATTACGTGGCATTCCCAACCCCCTGCTACTCCGTCCCATCGGGGGAAGCTGCTGAGGGATTAGTCCAGCATTGGCCAGGTCTATAAGTATTTTCAGGCCGTTTATCACCTGATTCATGTCCATTTCACGCAGTTGATTCAGTGCCTTGAGCCGGTCAAGCTGGGCATTGGCCAGGTTCTCCCTTGCCTGAGCACGCTTTTCTTCTGCCCCTGCGATATCTGATGCTGTTTTGGCTTGGAGCAGTTTCGTAGTAAGGTCTTGCTGTTGCTCCATCTTACTCATCTGAGCCTGTCGTTGTTTCTGTTGTTCTGCTATAGCCTGTTTGAGCTTATCCTTAGCGGCCAGCGGCATTGCTTCGATAATAGCGGATTCAGGGACATCGACTATACCTTGTTCCTTCAGGTTTATCAGTTGTGTATAGTACATCTGCCGTTGTGTATCAGATAGCACGCCTTCCTGTAAGGTTACATCGTACTTGCCGAAGTCCTTTGTGTAGAATTGCTGTGTGGGTTGTTTGGCAGTAATGCGAAATACTTTTTCCGGCAAGTAGTTTTCCTGTATCAGTCTTATTATTTTTCTTCCGACAAGACGTTTTGCAAGACAGTAATTGTCAAATATGTCCTGAAGGATAGTAAGCCCCTGTCCCTGTCGCATCTTGGCCAGCACCCCTGCTACACGTAAGTTCTCACTCTCAGGCATTCCCATTAGCTCTGAGTTTGCTCCTGGTATTTCCATTATGTCACGGTCGAACAGTTCATTCAGGCGGAATATGCCATCAGGGATTTGCGGGGGGTCGATACGTCTAAGCTGTTCTGAGATAGGAACTGCCGTCCCTGATGCTGTATATATGACCCTACCCTGACCTGAACCATATAAGTCTTTCGGATTGGTTACCTGCCCTGTCCGTGCTATCCACCCTGTATTTATCGCACTGTCTATAATGTCAAGCATCTTGCATCTACGCTTGTTTATTTCTGTCTGAGGGTCACGCATACAACGGGCAAGTCCTTGTATGCGGTACTGCATCTCTTCTGCTTCAGGATGGAAAAACCCCATGACAGGGACAAAGGGGTATTCACTCAGTCCGAACGGGTTTTTGTTTCCCTCGATGTGATTGTCCTCTACAATGATATGTTGTGTAACATTAGGCTTGTACCGCTTAATCACCTTGATTTGATGTCCTTCGTACTCAAGTTGTTGTATGATGTCTTTGAGCCGTGATTTATCCCCTGTGTACTCCTTCGTCTGTCCTGTCCGCATGTCTACCAATACTTCTACTTTGTCGTATCCCTGTTTCCAGTATTCATCGTAACGTAGTCTGTATTCTCCTTTTCTATCCCTGTAGTATTTTGCATTGGGGAATCTGGAATCCAATCCTTGTGGCTTAACATTGTCTATGAACTTACTATGCTTGGGTAACAGCATTTTCGCAGTCTCACGTGTTACACATCTTCTTATCATTATGTAAGAACAGTCAGAAAGGTCACGCTTGCTGAAACAAGGGTCTATCATACAGAGATTGTATGGTATGCGGCCAAGACGTATATCCCCGTTTATCATGTCCCTGGAGTAATCAAGGTACAGATGAACAAGGTTTATCCCTGTGATAAGTGCTCCTCTCTCAAATGCATCAGACAGTACGTTATACCCGTCTGCATACTGCATGAGAAACATCAGGATTGCACTGAATATATCTGCTGTCGGTTCATCGCTTCCCTCTATCGGCTGACATGTCATAGACAAGCGGTTCTTACGCTGATATCCACCTACCAGGCGCAACACTCTTCCCATCTTGTTAAAGGACAGAGCGTTACGGCGTTCCGATTCGAGGTACGCAAGGTCTGCACTGCTCCACTGTCCTTTGCCGCCAAGAGTGAAATCAAGGTCTTTCTTCATCTCAAGAAGAGCTGTTCCCCATGAAGAGTAGGCGTTGCTGTATGCTTCGTGAAATTCTGTAACCATTGCGTCCATAGATTATTCTCCCTATGCTCCCCTTTCTCCCTATGCTACCCTTGCGTTCGGGGGAGCATATCTTTCATACATAGCATCCGCCTGCTGTTGGGTTAAATCAGTGTCGAACTTAGGCGCTCCCATACCGAGATGAAGAGCTACTGCACCAGTACGGAAGGCATCAGCTCCGTGTGAGTCTTTTGTTTTCGCAGGTAAACTGGTATAGCAACCGTATGTAGCATTCCACTGCTTGCGGTATTTCTCTAAGTGTTCTATCCCCACCGCACATTTAGTCTTGTCAAACAAGCATCTGGGGATAAGCCTTCTGACTAGTTCTATCCCTGATGCAAGATTGCTTCGTGGTACTGTGTGGAATTTCAGTCCTATCTTAGCCGCAAGCTCTATGAGAGGAGTTGCGGTGAACGAATCCCTTTTTTCTATGTCATGCGGTGCATAGTGTGTACCATATATGTATGGTTTCTGTTGTAACACACGGAGGTAGAACAATGTATCTTCCCCGCTGTTCTCATAATAATCTATGATATGTGGTGTGTTCCCTATGAGCTGTACGAACCAGATTACCTGACTGTCATATAAACCTAAATCCCACCAAGTGTCCACAGGGTAGTCTCTGTCATAGGATATCTCTGTAATTCTCCCCTCCTTACGTGCCTGAGTGATAAGCTGTGTGTAGTAAGTCCCGTGAATAGCCGCCATGAATGCCTCTTCAGGGGTAGTAGGAAACTGTTTTCTCATATCCTCTTCCCCAAGGTCCCCTATTGTCTTGGCATACCATACACGCTGTGGTTTAGACAACGCAACGTCAAGCTGTGCTTCTTTCTCCTCAAAGTACTTGTCAAGATACTCAGGAATCTCTGTGTCAGGAGAATCCAGCACATACTCGTCATGTCCGTACCACGGGAAGAACAGGAATTGAAAATCCATAGGGGTAAGTTCCGCCCCACTGTCCTGAAGTTTCTGTGCCTGAGTACAATAATCCCCGAAATATCCTTCCTTACCCTCTGCTGTTGACTCTACAAAGAGATAGCCCCCACGCTCAGGGTGAACCGCATTTACACTATTCTTTACTACTTCTCTTGCCTTGTCAGGAAACTTGGTACAAAGCACACCAAACTCTGTCAGATGGAGTATGTTGAGCGTTGCGCCAAGAATGGAGGTTGCAACACGAATGCTTGACCCGTTAGCAAACGTAATATGAAACTTAGACTTGTCAGTAAACGGCATTGCTTCCTTGAGTTGTGGGGACAAGTTCTCATACGCAAACCACACTTTGTCCTTGAATATCTCCTTTGCGTCATCTTCCTTGTTTGCTATTATCGCTATACGCATGTTAGAGTTGAACAGAGCTATATCAAGTTCAAGGATACAGAAAAACGTGGTTATCCCTACCTGCCTGCACTTCAGCACACACATTTTATTCCATATGTTGCGATACACATACTTCTGCTCTTTGTTCAACCTGAAAGGGGTTTTCACTCCCTCTTTGTTGATGTGGTAAAGATGGTTAAGCCTCCACCACTGATTTGCAAGGGTTGACTCACATTCAGCGGGAAGAATTGACCCCTGCTTCTTCTTTTTAACCTTCCTATTCGATGACCTTGGCATTTGCCGTAATATCCTTTGTGTATCCGTCTATGTCTTTGATTAACTGTTTCAGCGCCACCCCTCCAAGTCCATCCACTGATTTGACCTCAGACAGTTTTTCAGGTGACACCATAGCGATTAACAACACACACGCTGTAATGTCAGGTGCTACATCAGTAAGAGTAAGCCTGCTTGGGTATTGCGGTCCCCCATTCTTTCTCCACCGTATTACCTTTTGTTCTTTCTTGTACCCCTTAGCGAGCTTAGTCAACCCCTGTATAGCAGAGATATATGACATATCGAACAGTCCATCTTCCACATGTTCCTGTAACTTGGGGTTTGCCGCCATGATAGACTTGAACTCATCCCATTCTATCCCAAGTGTACGTGCTATCTCTTTAAACGGGTTATCTTCTTTGAATGCAGAGAGAGCCGCCTCAATCCGGGCAAATCTCAGCAGCTCTCTTGGGGTAGTAGAGGTGAGGGAGGTCGAGGAGGATGAAGTATTCTTTTTGGCTTTAGTAGCCGTAGACTTTTTTGCTATGGGTTTCCTTGTGGGTTTACTTGCGGCCTTCCTTGTGGTTTTCTTTTTTGTTGCAGTAACCTTAGTCGCCAATGTTTACTCTCTCTTCTTAGTGTTGTCATGTACTTGCAGATGAATATGCAGACCGTGCCCAACATTGTGGTATACAGCACACTTGAGGTTGGGTCTGGTGTGGTCGTACTCCCATGCGGCATTAATGTTATTACAGACTGTCTGAGGAAAGGGGTAAACCCATGAACGAATGTCAAGGGCACGCAGAGGGTAAGTTCCATGAACTGACCAGAACTTCTTGTGCAGGTAACCGCAGGTAATCACTACAGGGGTATATCTTTCCGCTATCCACTTGAACAGGGACAGTAACAAAGGATGGAGCGGCACTTCAAACAACTGTTCCCATACCTCTATGTCCTTCACCCTGATATCCGCCACTGTGTGCACCCCCGTGTTGTGTTCACATCTTGCGTCCACCTACTGCATTTACCTGTCTCTACATATCATATTACAGTCCAGTGTTGCAATTCTGCAACATAGTGGGTGTTGGAAACATAGGTAAGTTGTTGAAATAAAAGGGGAAATGGCAGGGAAATTAAAACAGGGGGAAGATTTTATGTAAAAAATTTTTTAGCCAGAGAGGATACTACACAGCACAACACACTATACTACAGGACACACAACACTACAGGACACGGTGTAATACAACATAACACAACGTAATACAACATAACACAACACTACACACTACACAAAATTTTTTGTCGCAGAGAGGGAAAACAGAGAGAGGGGGCGGGGGGGTAAGGGAGGACAGGACAGGGGGTAAGGCAGGATATTATTTTTTTATCACAGAGAGGGGGAGGGGATATATATATAATAACACACCATGCAAGGAACTAAGCAAATGGGGGTTGACCCCCTACCCCTACCCCTACCCTAGAGAGGGAGAGGATACCCTACAGAGAGAGAAGAGAGAGCGGCTCAGTACGGTCCGGGTAGCACGACTGGAGTGGGGTTGTGGGAAGATTGCGCATGCTTGATAATATACATTATGTAAACTTACGAGCAAAACCGTTGGTATGACTGGGTTGAGGAAAGTGGCACTGGAGAATAGAACAGGGAGATACTATATGTTGTGGTGTTGTGTTGTGATGAGATGAGGTGGAATAGGAAAACAAGGTGTGGCGGTCTTAGTCTCCCAGTCCGAATTTCTCCTCGTGCCCGGGCTCACGTACCAAATGGATTTCGTCAGGGAGAGGAACGTCAGAAGGAATGTATATTGTCCCTATCATACCGCCAGGATTCGAAGTGGTATACCGAAATGTTGTCCCTTTCTTTGACGGACGGATAAAGTGAAACTCTCCTGTAATTACAAAGGGTTTCTCTTTGTTGTGCTTGCGTTTCGCCATTTCTGTGCGTGTTCCTGGAAGTCTTTCATTCTTTCTTTACTCGCCCATAAACACAGGGGAAGCGAGCTATATTTTGCACGTTCCGTTCCATTTCATTCCCTGTTTTTCTACCTCATTACTCTTCCCTACTATACCATACAGGCGCATTCGTTGTCAAACACATCCAACATATTCGCTTTTCTGCATAACATGTGACAAGAAAATCACACCTGTGCATTTTTGGTCACACCCCACGCAATCCCTTTGATACCAAGCAATTTCGTCGATTTGGGTTGAAATAGGTGTGATATAAAAGTCACACATTCGATTTTCATACATATCAACTGTCTAATATCTGGACAGTAGGGTCGAGATTGATACAGTAGCTTGTAGACGTTGGCACACAAGGGTTGTGGGGAGAAATAGCGGAGAGAGGGAGTCGAGAATTGTACATTCAGGGGAGAGGAAGCAGAGAGGGAGAGTTACCAGGAAGGGGACAAGAAGAGGAAAGATATCAAGGGGTTAAGGAATTATTTTGGGGAGAGAGGGAAGGTTGGCATGAAGTTTGCGATAACTATAACAGTTCTTTGAAATAGAGGCAGCGAAGGGATCGTACCTTGACCTGTCTTATTGGCTTTCTGGCTTAAGCGGTCAGAAAGGAGAAACAACATGAATAATTTTAGAGAAGATTTAAAGGAAAAGGTCAACTCACAAGGGTTGACTTGGGATGAGTTATGCCAATGGGTACAACTTAGTTACAGTTTCGGGAGCAATCCTCTTCCTCACTTGAGGAAGTACTTGGGTTGCAAGGTAATGTTCACACTGAGGAATAGTTACAACGCTCCTCAGTTCGAAGAAGAGGGTTACGTATTGGTAACCCTCGATGAAAGTGGGACGGTAGAGGTTGAAGTTTACCGTCCTGAAAGTGAAGTATTTGACCCTGAATAAATAGGGTTACGGCAAAAAGTGCGCCGATAAGACACTTGCCTAAAATAGGCCGCTGAGTCAGAACACCAGGCCACTTGGTCAGATGTTTTGACTGGGTGGCCTTTTTTTATGCCCCAAGGAGGAGGTGAAAGGAATGATTGAGATAGTAGAGGTACAAAGTAATGCTGTAGAAGTTCATGATCCTGATACGAAAGTCACAAAGATGGTCAGGTTCGAGCAGTACGGACTTGACCTTGCCTTCAGTTCCATTGAGGCCAAGACAGTGATTGACCACCCAGAGCTGCCTTGGGAACTCAAGGAGAAGGTGGCGCTGTCTCTGACCCAGATGTACGGAAACAAGAGAGGCAGGGCGATAGAGCAGGAGATTGAGAGGAAAAATCTGATAAACTCAGTGGGGAATGATGAGAGCGATCCGTTCTCATCTGCCCGATAGGAAAGGGAGGAAGTAACCATGAAAGAATTGATAGAAAACACAATAGACGACAAGGCAGTAGCTGCATACTATACTGCTGAGTGGGGAGAATGGCTGGGCGTGTATGCAGACGGGACATGGCATGTTGGGGCAAGCGTAGGGCAGGAAATTGACCCTGTTGAACGTCCTATAGCATTAGTGAAATGCCCTGGGATCGGGAATATCGAAGTAGAATGGACAGAAGAGGAGTTGATGAAGGGAACAGTAGACGTAGTTCCGGAAACCGACGACCTGATCGAGAAGTTGTTGGACAGCATAGAGGAAGAATAATAACTTGTCCTCTCATATCGGGAGGGCAGAACACAGGAGGGAGGGAATAACCATGAAATACTTAGCAAGCACCTTCTCCCCTATGATGCTGGACACCGGCACATGGGCTGAGATAGTGGAAATTGCCTTGGCTGACGTACCAGAGGGGTTGACGTCTATAGTATCGCATGAGGTCACAGCGAAGGTATTGAGTATCCTATTGGGAGAGGATGTCAAGTTCAACAGAGTGAATGTGACCTTGACGCATGGAGATTGTCTGTATTGTGTGATACCGAAATTCAGGTGTGGTGAATCCAGGGAGTTCACGAGGGAAGAAGTGGAAGCGGCAGGGTACAGATGTTTTTTGGTAGTGGTGAAGTGAATATAATAACACAAAAAGGGGAGAGGAAACTCATGTATTCACCGAAGATAAGAGAAGACCTGATGCCACGGTTGGATTGAGGAAAGGATTGCTGAAGAGCTGGACATACAGGACGAGCTCAACACGGCATGGCAGGAGAGTAATGAGAGATATATTGAAGGGGTAGCGGTATAACATAACAACACAAAAAGGGGAAGGGTACATCATGAGAGACAAAGAACTGTATTATGAGCGTAAGAAAACACATTACAAGCGGGGGTATGAAAATGGGCTCTGTGATCCATACTTTGGGGAGAAAGAGCTAATCCTGGCTGATTATCAGCATCAAGCGGGGTGGTTTCATGACAGGGCAAGGTGGTTAACTGCATTCCGCAAGGATTATATTCAAGGATATGTTGATGCGATCCGGGACAAAAGAAAGAAACATGGGATAGAAGAACTAAGGGAGGGTTGAGCCATGACAGAGATAATATCACACAACACAGCAGAAAGCATCGCTCAGCATTACGCTGAGGCAACAAAGAACATAAGAAATGGATTGATGTACTTACAGAAAGCATATCAGGAACTTAAGCAGTATTTAGAATGTCCAACAGTAATTCCTCCTCGGTTTGCACACTATGATTTCAACACACAGGAAGCGGTAGAGGATACCGTGGAGAATATACGAAAGAAGTTGAAAGCGGATACGTGGTTATCACTGGTACGGACATCAGGAATTGATGAAGTAATGACCGAGAAGACAAGAAGGATATTTGAGCAGGAGGTAGAGAGAGACAAGACACCTGAAATTACAGCAGAGAATATTATAAAAGTGTTAAGTAGGTTTACCTCTAATGTACCAGTGTTTGCGAAAGAGTTTGTAGAAGATGCTGTCAGGGCATTACACCCACGGTTTAGTAAATTGAAAACGAACAAGCGGTTGGAGATAGAAAAGAAGGTAATTGTAGAATATGGGGTTGAATTCTTTTGTGGGTCTTTTGTGTTGAGTATGTGCGGGAAGAAAACACTGAAAACAATAGATAATGCATTTCATTTGTTGGATGGGAAAGGAGTTGCTAAGTATCCCGATGACTTGGTTACACAGGTCAAGCAGGCATTGATTGACAAGAAAGGGACGTGCGAGACTGAATATTTTAGCTGTAAGTGGTACAGGAACGGGAATATTCATGTTGCATTTAAGCGGCTTGACCTGGTGGAGCAGTTAAACAGGGTTTGGGGGAGAGACAAGGTTAAAGAGGGGATATAATGACTAAGACAGAAGTAGTAATAGGCTTAGGCTGGGTACTGATAGCAGGATTGCTTATGGTGGATTGCTGTATGTTGTGCGATTTATTATGCATGGTTATGAGATAAGGGGGGGAGATAATGAAAAGTATAATTATTGGTGTAAATTTCTTGGCAGGGACACATATAAACGATGCTGTTAAGGAAGCGATTGAGCTGCACGAGAAGCTGGAGTGTCATGTAGCCTTTAATTTCAACGGTGTTGATATGTTTATCATGGACAGCGACAAAGAGGGGTACGTACAGGAATACAGGGGACAAATAAGCATTGTGAGGGAACAATATGAAAATCATAATGAAGCATGATGGAGAGGGGTGGGAGTCGATCTGTGATATCTGTGGAAGTAAGAACTGGCAGATAGAACAGGTTGAGGACGGAATAGTCGTAGCTGCTTGTGTACGGTGTAGATATACAAGGAGGGTGAATTGTGACAAGATACTCTTTTGTGAATTCAACAGAGGGAGGGAGTGACCTATGTGTTTAGATGATTTAGACAGTAGTATAGAAATACCCAAGTACGGATATCAAGTACGGCCAGTTCATTGGGATGGTCAATATAGATCGATTTGTGGTATGCGACTTGGGCGTAACTACGTGGGGCAAGTGTTAAGCGCTTCAGAACTTTGCCCAGAGTATCAACTTATATACATGGACGTAGTAGACGACATAATGTATTACCCAAACGGGTTTCATGTCTTTGTCAATTACGAAAATGCAAAGGTTTATCCGTGTGGTGTGAGTGAAAATATACGCAGGAATTGTATATGGAAAGTGCAGATAATTCACCCTCTATGCACTGGCTACCAAGAGGTATACACTGTTACGGCTGGCTATGTATATATGCCTGTAGTGATATGTAAGTACACCAGGATTATTGACTTAGACTATAAAGGGAGGGAGTGACTATGACAACAAAAGAATTGAGAGCCATCAGATGTATACTCATAGACGAGTCGGCAATCAATAAAGTTTCTATCCCCGCTTGGGTGTGGGCATGTCAAGTGAGAAAGGAGGCAGGATTGAAACAGCACGGGTTATACAATCAGTGTGCTTACTGGCATGTCAGGGAAGATGTGTTGGGGGGGGGGGGGGGGGGAGGGAGGCGACTACCCACACTGTCTTGACGTGTTATGTTGCTGTATAGTATATTTGAAAGGGAGGGAAGGGCAGAACGAATTGTGAGACCACTACAGGATTACCTGAACATGGATTATACGGTGGTGTATACATGGGTAAGAGATTGTTACGACGGGGAAGTATACTGTAAGGCAACTATACCGAGACTGCCCTGTTGTGTTGCCTGGGGGAAAGATGTACAGGCGGCACGGGAGCAGATTGAAATTGTCAAGAACAGTTGGCTGAAAATAGCTTGGGAGAGAAAATGGGAGATAGCAGAACCGTAGAGGGAGGGAAAAGAGAGTCAAGAAGAATGAAAAGAATTGTTGAAATCTTTGAGCAAGTACAGAATGAGTTTACAGCACAGCATCCTGATAGTCAGATAATCCCACGGTGTGATGAGAGTGTACCCTGCTGGTGGTTTGAAGTGAGAGAAGAGGAAAAACATTGTGGTTAATAACATCTCTGCTGGAAATACAAGAGAAAGTCTTAGAACATTAAGTTATAGAGAAGGCTGTATTCTACGAACAATAATGGGTAATTGCACAGAAAACCTTGTCGTAGGAATATACTTTTTGGTGTTTGATAGAAAAGTACAGCAGTGGAAAGGAATTTACCCTAAGAGGACACAAGTGCAAATGCTTCGATTGATTGTTCCTTTTCCTATGAGGTTATGTAGTTTTGTTGAGTGTGGTAGACGTTTTGACGTAGGAGGAAGCAGAATAGCACAAATTGTAGCAAAAGCTGTAAAGAAATTACAACATAAAGACAGACGTAAAATATTAAAGAAAAGTCAGTAAGGGAGGGAACACCATGACACCGGACGGAATTAGAAATCTCAAAGAATCTATCAGTACAGACTCCATTGCGTACACTATGGCGGTGGACATCCTTGCAACTAATCATCCTGACGAGTGGGAAATGTTACTGGCTGAATCTGCCAAGAAAGTGGCAGAGTGGAAAGAAGAGCTGGAAATCAAGAAAATAGCAGTGAGACTAAGATATGCTGTTACAGAGAAAGAGGAGAGAACAGAGGATACAACAACAGAGACAAAAGGGAAAGGAGAACAAGCCAAATCACACAAGGCGAAAAAATGAGCAGTGCTGGTAGAATCAAGCGGATTGAGAAAATGCTGTTGCAGTTACGGAAGAACAGAAAGAGAATAATGGAATTGAGGGCTGAGAACAGAGAACTGGGAGCGGAATTAGTGAAGCTACAAGAAGAGATGTATAGGAGACAAGTGGAAAGAGGAGAGATAGAACTTGTAGGAGTGGAGAAACAGAAAGAGGGAAAATGAAAAGGGCAAAAGGGGAGACAAGATGTGTTGAACAAGTATTTTCTACAGGGATGAATTACAGGACAGTTGCACAAAGAATATTTAACCACTATTACAGTATGATTAATACAATCAGAAGTATGGAAGCACATGCACAGGAAATATTCGGGGAGTATAAAAGAACGGTAGAGTTGATACCACCACCACCGATTGAAGAGAAATATCTATGTGCAATAGAAGAATACAGACACAATGAATCGTTCCTGGGGTTTGCAAGAACAGAAGGATTGGGAAATTTTGTATTGGGGCAACTGGGAGAGTTGTCGGCCATGTGTACTTTTGCCTGGTATATATGTTTGCAGTGGTATAGGAAGAAAGAGAGAGGATAGGGAGAGTAGAGAACTGGGAGCGAAGAGAATCAAATGAGTAGAGCAGGAACAACACACCAAACAAACCGGACATACCAATGGAAAAACAAGACTGTTCTGTGGCTCATTGGGGTAGGGATTATATTATTCTTTCTTTCCCCTGTTGTGTTCATATGGCTGATGATACTGATAGGATGCGGAGTGTAGAGAGGGTGGAGAGGGAGAGGAAATTCAGGGAAACTACATTCTGTCCATTCCTTCTCCCATGTTGAACATTCCTTGCCCTGCTCTTACCTGTCCTGAACGTTTACTTCCTGATCAACACCTATACCTTCCCGCACTTATTGTCTGTCATATCCCTGAAGTGATTCCCAGGGTATCGAAGAAAGGATCTGATACAAACGTTCGGGTGGTGGTTCAAGTAGGGTCAGTACGGTTTAGGATATGTGATATCATCCTGCTGCCTTGCGAGCCTTCTGAATATTGGATATGTGAAGGGTGGTACAGGGGGTTGACAGAACAGGGATGTTTTGCAGTGGTAATGGAAGGGATAAGAGGAAACAGAACAGTAGCATGGAGGAAGAATGAGAGAGGGAAGAAAGAACAGAGGGAATAAGGACAACAAGAATGACAAGAATAATAGAGGTGCAGGGAACGTAGAGGACACATCACAACACATCACAACATTGTCCTCCACACACAACACTCCCTCTACAATCCTTGATTTCAGACCACAACCACCCTTTTCTCTTATCTTCATGGGAATAGTTGTACAGTACATGCAGGACAGGCTGAAAAGAGAGGGGAGAGAGGGGACAACGCTGTACAAGCACATGGAGAGATTTCTGAAAGAGTTTGTGTTGAAGAGGGAATGAGAACGAATAGGGAATGAGAACGAATAGGGAATGAGAACGAATAGAGTTGTTGTGTTCCCTCTGCTTATTCTACTCTTCATTATCCTTTACCTCTTTACCTTCTCCCCCTCTATGGACTGGCGTGACGCTCCTGAATTTGTAGTAGTAGCAAACGAACTGGGCATAGCACATCCTGCGGGGTCTCCCCTGTACGCTTGCGTGGGGAAGATATTCACTTTTATACCACTGGGAACGATAGAGATGAGAGTGGTTATGTTGTCTGTGGTATCGGGTGGAGTAGGGATAGGGTTGCTGTATCTGCTCTTATGGTACGTGTTAAAAGGAATGGGTTGTACTGCTCCCACACTCCCTGCTGTTGTATCCTGTGTGTTTCTTGGAGCAAGCCCTGATTACTGGAAGGGAGTGACAGTAACAGAAGTATATCCATTGCAGTATGCAGGGATTGTGGCGGCAGGATTGTGTTTGGTGTTGTGGTGGAGGAAAAAGGAAGTACGTTACGCCTGCCTTGCCCTGTTCATTCTCGCCCTTACTGTAGGAGTACACGTAACAACAGGGTTCTACCTGTTTGCTACGCTACTATTCATCTATACATACAGACAACGTAACACTCCCAGGAAAACTCTCATAGTCTATCTCCTGTTACTCTCCCTCGGTGGTTCTATCTACTTCTACCTACCTGTCCGGTCATACACCAACCCTTATTACGACTGGGGTAATCCTGAGACTGTACACAATATATTCTATCACGTAACAGACAGGAAGGACAAAGGGATACGTATGAGGTATAGAGGAGTGGGAGAGTTGGGACGACAAATTCATCACTACTTTGACCTGCTCTATGAAGATTTTGGAGCAATAGGAATGGGGTTGACTGTAGTTGGGTTCTACTGGATGATGACTGAACAGACTAAGCTCTGTGTCCTGCTGTTCTTTTATTTCTTCAGTGAATGGTGGTTCTATATAGTCTCATGGAAAGAACCAGTGCATTATGTTCCGTCATATATGTTTTGGTGTGTGTTGTTGAGTGTGGGAGTGTGGCAGGTAGGGAAAGTGTGGAGTGGGACAAGAGAACACCACAATGCAAAACCTCAGAGAAAGTAGTAGACAAGCAGTTTTCTATGTTGTAACCCTACTCTATGTTATCCTTACTCTATCCCACCTGTTCTCTGCTGTCTATACCGGCTGTACTCATTCCAACCGTTCAGACTTCTTTGTCCCTGATGAGTTCTATACCCACCAGTTCAATAACTTTCCCTATGGTTCTGTCATCTATGCCAAGATGTTCTACTTTGGCGTATCTTGTCTACAGCGATGCGGGGGAGTGCGACCAGACATTACCATATTCAACATTCCTGATATACTGTACTACGGAACAGATATATTCTCCCCTGTGTACAAGGGTAAGTATCCCCTGCTCACTACCTTCCCTGATGTGCATGACAACAGGTTTTTCGACACATGCATATACGAGAATGTACCTTACCATACGTTCTACATCGAGCCAACGTTCTACCAAAGTATAGTAAGAAACTACATAGAGAAAGGAAAGACAGAAGAAATGATACAGTACATCAAGGCTACAGGAACTAAACTTATCCCTGTGGGTATGTGGTTCAGGGTGTTGCCCAGAAAGATGACCATAGACCCTGTAGTGAATTACCCTAAAGCTATTCAGTCTGTACAGCGTGCAATATTCGACAATCTGACCGGCATATGTGTGAGGAATAGAACAAAGTATCAAGACGACGGGGAAGCATGGTTGTTGTCAGAACTGCTTAAATCCTACGGGAACTTCTGTGTGTTGCTCCGATTGTTCGGTCTCGCCAGGGAATACTACGGGTTCATCAGAGTTGTTGACCCTCTGAACCCTGAACCGCTGTACAATATAGGATTGTGCTGGCTCAATGAAAAAGAATGGGGAAAAGCGGCAAAGTGTTTCAACAAAGCAGCAGACATGATGCAGAGCGGAGGCAGAATGTTGAGAAAGTACAAAGCATATTTGAGAGAAGCACAAGTGAAACAGGCGATGGATAGTGGGAAGAGAAAGAGTGGAGAAGGGGTAGAGAGTGAAGAAAACAACCAGGGGGAAACATCAACACACTCTACACCGTTCTACCAACCCTCTCCCTCCTCACAACACTTCACACAACACTAAATTCCTTTCCTCCAAACAACCTGACATACACCACTCTTCTGAATTGTTCTTGCACCAATCACATATTCTAAGCCTCGTCTTGTCCTCTGAGAAGAATTGCCGGTGACATTTCAGGCACGTCCGCATACCTGCGTTGGGTGAATGGGATGAATAGGTAGAGTGGATAGTCCCATGCGGAGGGTCTGAACTGTTAGACCTGTCAGATTTATCCCCTTTGTTCTTTTTGTTGTTCCCTCTTGTCCTGTCAGTACCACTTCTGTACTTGAAATGTGGGTTCAGGGAATACCGCAAAGATGGATGTCGGGCAATGTTGAACTTGGTCAGAAAATATCCAACAGCACTGCGATGACGATGTACCGTTCGGGCAATCGAGGTAATAGAACGATTCTTACATACATATTCACGGTAGAGCCATGCTTTGTCCCAGTGAGGACTAGGTAGGCCATGAGGACATGTATTCACTGACATTGTATTCCTGGATTACCCTTCATCCTGTCGTCTAATTCAGGGTGGGTTTTTGTGTATACGTATAGAGTAAAACAACCCCAGGCAGCATGAAGCAGATGGGATAACTGTGACTTAGCATCTCTATCCTCTCCGCTCCAGAAAGCATTCAGATGACGATGGATAGCTGCATAAACCCGTCCCCATTTTAAACCTCTCCGCCAGTTGTCTTCTCCGTGTTCTTCCGCTCCAGATGTATATACCTTTGCAAGTTCTAAGAGTGGAGCAGGGGGAATTAGGTCGAAACGAGGCTTGTTCTTATCGTCTTTGAATGCTCTGTTGTTATGTATGAATACTCCATCCTGTTTGTCTATCATCTCTCCTCCTTGTCGAAGTGTATATATTTGTTGTTAGGTACACCATTGATAATGACGGTACTGTTTGTCAAGGATATCTGCTCTGCTCAATTTAACCATTTCTTCTCCTCTCAGTTATCTTCTTAATCATCCTGTCTCCCCAACACCCTAATACATCTCCCCGCACCCTCTGCCAGTATCTTCCCGTCCATATCCATCAACAGAGGCATAATCTTTGCGCCAACCTCTCTTATCTTCGCTTCATTGAACGCCAAGACGGTAAGAACTTCAACAGCGATTATTATGTCTATGTCTGCGTGTACCGTATTGGCAATAGGGTTGGTGTGGAGATGTCCACCCCATTCGGTGTCTTTGTTCATATTCCATTCGATAACGTGGGTCATATCAGCGTTATCACTCACGTAGTGACACTTCTCACAGTTATCCTTAGTCAAAAGAATCAACATGGTCTCTCCTCATACTTTTCTATTCTCTCTCTTGCTCTACCCCTGTGGTATTATCTTCAGCAATCCCCCTTCACACACTACCCCCATTTTCTCTCCCTTGTTTACTCCATGTTGCTTCACCCACTTCAGCGGCAACCCTATGTAAAAGGATTTACCGCACTGTACTACCTTGCGGGTAGTAGTATGTGAGGACACAGGATTAAAATTGTTAGCCTTGCCTTCATTGCTTTTTCTACTCTCTCTCATGGTTGAATAATACAACACTATCCTTCCTCTTGTCAAGCAAAAGTTTAAGTTTATCCCGTAAAAGTTTGAAAAAAAGGGTTGACGAGCAGGAAAGAATTGTGGTAAGTTTGAACTATTCGTAGAATACATAATGAACAGCAGAAAAGGAGGAGTTTTAGATGAACATGCCGAAGCATCACAATCGTATGTACAAAGGATATGTTATAAATTACTGGCCGAATGCGAAAAAGCAGAACAGGTGGTCAGCAAGCGAAATAAGAAGATTGCTTGGAATAAGATACCTAAAGTTGCGGTTTACAGCAAGAACACTGGGAGAAATCAAGGGGAAAATCAGAGAAGGAGAAACCAAGGGAGAGAGTCAATGAGTATAGGGACATACTACGAAAAGTTACGTATGCAAAACCGTAAGCTCGCTGAGGAAGTATCTTCTCTGACTGAAATAATTTCACAGTTAGAAGATATGAACGAAGCATTGGTGAATCGTATAGCAGAATTGAAAGGGCAATTGGAGGACACAGAGGGAGAGTTGTGGTGGGCAGAAAAGACGTTGAACTAGTGCAACAGGCAACAGGGTATACAGTATGACACTGTCCAACACAACACAGTACAACACAACACTACACAACACTACACAACATAGTACTAGTACTAGAGGGGGAGATACCATATGAAACAATGTATCCATGACTTTGAATGTTCTGCACCACTATGTCCACTCCACCCTGAAGGCTTTCCTCACATCATATGATATGCTGATGAGGAAATCTGTCAGAGTCAGAAGCACTACAAAGGAGTAAAGTGGATATACAACCAGAAAAAAATAGCAAAGAAAGCAAAGGAGAAAACCACAACATACTATACCCATGCCATGCTGTCTGTTCCCTGCAGTATCTGTCCTGGTATCACAGGGATTAAACATGACAACAATGAACAGAAATGGATTGAGGCTCACCCTCCTTTAAGACCTA